CTCTAAAGTCCATATCGTTTAATGTTCTTTGAGCGTCGATGATGTTTTTAATCTCACCGAACCCATAGATTGTTTCGTCTTTGTAGCAATAGAATGGAACGATCGGAAGCATCCCATTTTCTTCAGGATTGGCACCGTCATATAAAATAACGCCTTCGATCCACTTAATAACTCTCCAACCATCTTCAAACTTAGGTTCTTGACCAGTCGGATTGATTTTCTCCATTTCCTCGTGTTCTTCGAGGTGGTTTTCAATTATCTTAACGATCAATAGACCTTTGTTAAGTTGCTCCGCTGCTTGAGGGTTTCCTTGTAGGATCTCATCAACCTTTACACTCGCCTCTTCATAAGAAGCTTCTGGAGGTAGTCCAACGACAGCAAGTAACTCAGCTTTTTGAGCATAGTGAGCTGCCTTATGTTCCTTGTGGTTTTCCCACTTAGTGATATCAGGAGACTCAGCGTTCTTAAATTGCTCTGTCTCTTCTGCTATTTCTTCCTGAGTTTCCTCAGGTTCAATGTTCTTTAACGAGTAATCCTTAATCCACGTTTCGTTGTAATTAAGAATGTCCTTTGCTTTGTATGCTTTAGGTTTCCCCATAGCAGCGTCACGCCCAGAGATGTCTCTTCTTTCAAAGTTGTCATCCCCAGAGTCGTCAACCATAGACTTGCCGCCCTTGGTTGCCTTGATCTCCTTAGCAAATTCCGGCCATGAGCGAGCTAGTGCCTCTCTTCGCATAGGAATTTCTAGGTGCATCTTTTCAGCATGATCAAGAGAGCCGACGTTTCCATCTAGCCAAACATATTTCCAAGGGAGTTGTTTATACTCAACCTTGCCGTCGCCGTTGTCAGCATCGGGATTATAAAAAGCGTAAATATAACCAGGAGCACTCATAAGGGCCGATCTCATTAGAGATGGCAGTAATAGTTGAAGGTCTTGGTCTTGATAAACCCATCTAATAGATTTCTCGAGCATGTCTGCTTGAGGTTGTTTTGAGCTTTGAGAAGCAGTGAGGAGCGTTCCTGGCATGGCGTCCGTAAGAATAGGGACTTCGCTTTCTATGATCTTAAAAATGTGGTTTTTGACGGTCTTGACGTTTTCACCCGTCTTGTGTTGTTTGCCATAATAGGCATCATCATATTGCTCCCATTCTTTTTCAAACGGCTTGCGGTATGACTGCAGTTCCTTTTTGGCTTCTTTTGCAATCTTTAATGATTCCTCAGTCGAAACCATACTCATATCATCGTCGGGCTTTTTTGTGTCTTCATTTTGCATATCTTTAAAGGTAAGATTGAGGGGTACAATGCACAACACATATTCGGGAAATCGTAATGAGTGAACTAGAAGGATTATTTGAGTTTGAATTACCAGATGGCGCTAAGGTTGAGATGAGTATTCATCGAGCGAGATCGCTTGGATGCAAAAACATCACGAAGAGATGCGACGAGATTGTTGAGTACTATAAATCCAAGGCGAAAAAAAAACACAAGAAAGATGGCTTTGTTCCTGGTTGGCAAGAAAATATTCGTATGTATATTTCATGTCCGTTCCAGTACCGGAGGGCGCTGAAGGAATTAGGACTAGTCGAGATCGGGAACGATTCTACGCCCCAAGACTCGACGAAGACATCGAACCCTTTTAGCAACGATGCGATGATTAAGGCGGCTATTGACTCTGGTGTTTACTTATCAGGTAGAGAGATCGATGCGCTTAAGTCAGGTGACTACTTTAAGGACTTACCAGTCGTAGATGAAGCCAGCAACGATTGAACCGATTAATGATAGGGTTAGAACCACGACAATAACCAACTCCCACCACTCAGTCTTTTCGACAACCTCTTGTCTTTCAACAGGAAGTCCTCTTGTTGTTGGGACATTGTTAGTGGTGACATGATCAAGCACAATCTTGTTATTGCTGTCTAATACTTCAGCTTTTCCCCTAATGATCCAAGCTCCCAGGTTCTCATCGAAGCGGGCAAGATGTCCGGTTGCGGTTATGCCAATCAATTGCTCACCTTTTACTGCTATTTGTATGATTCTATCTTGCATTTTCGTCTCCATACCAGTCATCTCTCTTTCCGTTAAATTCACTCATTGGGTCGCCTGATGGGCTAAATATCTTTGCCTTAATTGGTTTTATGTCGTGGACTACAGTTTCAATCTCTGTCTCAATAGCTTTCTTGTAAAGATGGTCATATTGGTGCTTACGGAGCTCTCCTCCTAGATCGGCAATGAGTCTTAGATTGTAAATCCCCATCCAAAACAACAAAACAATGGCGGCCCAAAGTAATATCTCCATTAGTAATCCTCCAAACTAAACACGCTTTTCTTCTTTTTATCTAATTTTGCTATTTCTTCGCGTGATTTGTCCATGGTTTCGAAGATTAACTTCTTTGGCTTGTCTGGGTTATAGACAGTTGCGGACTCGTAAATCTGATTGAATCCTTGTAGAGCAAGACAGGTTGCCACAACTCTATCTTTTCCATTAAGCTCGACACTACCGTCGGATTCGCGAGTACATCTAAGCATCTCTTTAAGCGTGCTGTCGTCTAAAATGGTAACTTCTTTGTCTCTATAAGCTGCAATAAGGGCGTTTAGCATAACCTGCTTTGTCTTTACGTTAGTCTGCCATCCAACCTTGCTTGTTATCTTGTGTTCGTCTAATTCGTCGTTGATTTCTCTATTGTAAATGCGAGCGTAACCCATGTCTTTGATGGCGTTCAAGGTTGTATGCCCCATTGCATTGACCTCGGGCACAATTATAGCGTTGTTGTATATCCTTGCAAGCTCAACCAGGCATCGACCAAAGTGATCAGGGTCAAGCTGTCCGTGAAAATGAGCAACTTCTTTCATGTTCGAATCAAGTATCTTTGCATGAGACGCATCTCCTATGTCTAAACCAAGCGAAACGTCCGCACCTATCGAGTACTTCATACCGTTTTGAGGCACAAAGTAGACCGTTAATAGCTTTGGATACATTGCCAGGAATGTTTGCTTGATCTTTACTTCATGCTTCTTGGTTGGGTGATTTCTCAAGTCCTCAATGTCATGCTTAAGCGATTCCATATCAAACACAGGGCGACCTGTTGAAAGGAATGCCTCGGATGGATAAGAGGGGAAGTCTTGCTTGAATCGCTCGTGAGGCTCGAGTGGAGAATCAGAGGTCTTCGAGTACTCTGATATCTTAAGCCGTCTCCATGCCAAATTGGCATTTGTTATGTCAGGGCATCTTCTTGTTAGGTCAATCTCTTCTTTAGTAAGAATAAATCCACGTGGAACATCGATAGCGTAATCTGGGATTGACTGCCATGGTACAAAGAAAGGTCTGTATATCGAACTACCCTCTTCAGCAGCACACCATAGATTATAAAACGCTTCACCATCCCCACTCATGCCATTAGCAGTTGATTCTTTTACAATAGAAGTACCTTTTGCAAGAGGGATACTATTCTGCAAACCTTCGTCGGTCTCCATTGCATGTGGAAAAAAGGCAAATTCAGACAAGTGCGCCCAATTTCTAGTTCCAGCTCGACCCGCGTTCGCATCTTGGGCCGTCTCATACTTAAACCCAGACCCAAGTCCAGGCTTTGCGTTTCTTAATTCTCTGTTTGGATTATCAAAAAGAACTTCATCACTATTGTCCTTTGCTATCATTGGTCTGATTTTGTCTGGAATATGAGTGATGTAGTTTGAGTAGATGCTTTGAAGCTCGCTAGTGCGGCCAAACTTGTCGGCCATAACTAATCCGCGTTCGTTATACCTTGTTACTGTTCTGTGAATATTTATTCCGGCCTCTAGCGTTGAAAATCCGCATTGTCTGGGTTTTAGTATGATTGCCCTTATGATTCCGGTTGGAAATGAATCGACTCTCCATTGGAGGTATTTCTTCTGATAGTCCCTTAGAATAAAAGGTTGAATCCCGTGAATCTTGGTCTTGATCTTTAAGACTCTCGGACAATAGTATGAAAAATCAAGGATACTGGACATGTGCCCATAGCTTTTTTAGACTTATGTTTGAAATTGTCACCTGGTGTACGCCGAACTCTTTGGCAAGTTTACACTGGGACTCTTTAGCGGATAATCTTTTCTTTATTTCATACACCATAGAGCTTGTTAATTTACTAGATGCTTGCCTCTCACCTTTTGCTCTATTTCTGTTTAAAACACGAAATGAATGTATTATGTTTTCACTTGGTGTAACCCATTCAAGGTTTGAATAATGATTATTACCAGTAACGCCATCTATATGATTAACTTGTGGTTTGTTGTTGCCATTATGAACAAAGTGCATGGCAACACATCTATGAACTTGCACTCTTTTTGGCTTAGCGCCATCAGAACATAGTCTTGTTACCCTATATCCCCTTATGTGAACTTCTAGTTTTTTCTCTGTCCACGTGTCTTTAAGAGTCTTGTTGCCCCATCGTCCGGCCTTACTCCTACAAGTAAGAATCCTGCCATCAATAGTGATCCGATACCCAGGAAATCCCTCGACATCGGCCCACCCTCTTGCAATGTTTTCTTCTATGTTCATTATCTCTTCTTTTTAGACAGTTCTAATTGAGCAGCTTCAATGAAGTTACAAAGAGCGAGTGCGCGGTCTAGTGCAAGACAAGCGTCTTCGATTGCTAAATCAATTTCACGAAATCCTACTGGAATCGCTTGTAGTTTAACTTTCAAGTTAGTAATCACAACCGATGCTGGGATTTGAATGTTAACAACTGGAGCTTCTTTAACTTCTTCTGCTTTAACTGTCTCAACAACCGGACACTCAACAACTTCTTCCTTCACTTCTTTTTTAACTGCTTTTTTCTTTGTCATATATAGCTCCTTAAAATGTATATTCTTCTGGTTTCTCTGCTGCAAGTATGTCGTCTGAGTTAATTTGGAACCAAGCATGAAACTCTTTTGCCGTTAAATCAAGTCTATGCAAACGAATGCGCTCTTTTGGATACATGTCTTCACTTGGAAAGTGTCCGCGAGCTTCTTTCATTAATAGGTCGTAAGTCATTTGATGACTAGGTGGAACCTTGATTTCAACAAAGACCACAAATCTGTCTGTGTCGTTGTCCTTGTAATATCTGCAAACTTGGTCTTTTGTCAGATGATGAACTCTCGGAGCGTTGTCAACTTTAACAAAGCAAGTCTCTTCGCACTTCTCAATGTCGATACCGTTCAGTAATTCCATATGAGCGTCGTTCAATTGCCCCTTTAAGCGGTCTCTCTTGAGTATCATGAGCATTAGCTCAAACTCGTTGGCTGATTGCTTTTCGCCCATGTAAAGCTCAATCAACTTTGCCTTTAGAGCAGTAAGCTTTCGTGTCTGCATTTGTCCGCGCTCAAATTCTTTCTTCAATAAAGGAAGGTCGTTGATATTGTCCTTAACTTCCTTTGCGTCCGCCTTAGCCATTAGTTGTCTCCGAGTGTTTTAATATAATCTTCGTATGAAACTTCTACGTTTTTGTTGGTGTTGTCGCTCTCTATCTTATTTCTATCAAATTGCTCAAGATAGTTTTTACCTAAATGAATAAGCATTGTTGTGTTGCCCTTCATTGCTTCTGAAAATTGCTTGCGTCTAACAGAGATTTTTCCCATGTCCTTATGTCTCTGTGTATAAGCCGAAAAAGTGCATCCAAACTTCTCCCTAATTCTTTCTTCTAGGGTGTCAACCGACATGTCAAACCAAGACGCTATTTCGCCAATAGTTGCCTGGTAATTACAAAGCTTTTCAAACTGTTCAAAGTCAATCTCAATTCTAGGTCTGCCCATAATCTTTGTCTTAGGCTTAGTCATGAGTTGCAAATCCTACGTTAATTAGTTTGTCGTTATTGGCAAATAGGCTGATAAGTTTGTTGATAATCTGAACATCGTCAGTGTTTACACTAAGGGTGATGTCAAAACTCCCATCGGCAGTACTCTTGATTGACTTAATAACCGCCTCACATGCTCCAATTGGTTCACTCATTTGTTACCCCAAACATTATCCACATAGTTGTGATGACCTTGATTTCGTTGCCGTTAAACATTGGATGATTCTTGGTGTACTTGACTCTCCAAAGATGGGCGAAGTACTCAGCTAGTGCCTTATACTCCTCAGGATAGTGAGTTCTAATCCCGTTTTCTCTGTCTGAATAGGAAGAAATTGCCATCATGTTGTCCAAAGCAACCTTTGACTTAGTAATCCCAAGCGACTCGCGCACCCATCTAAGGCGTGAGCCAATGTCGTTAAGGCTTCTAAGTTGTGTTGTTGTCATGTAAATAAGTTTCCGAGAAGTCGGATGGGTTGTCAAACTAAAAAGCTTTTAACTTAACGAGTGCTTTTCAATTACATCCAATGGCACCAACCAAGTAGGTAGGTCTGCGTGTTGCAAAACCCACCTCTTTTGATCCATGGATAAGTTGCCAGGATTCTCATTAAACTTCTTTAGGAGGTCTAGGTACTCACAAATTTCCCTCTTCTCCTCTTCGCTTAATTCCTTCCATGTGCTCATAGTAGCCCCAAAAGGCGGGCGCGATCTCTTAAGTGAGCATTGGCCATATCTGTGCTTAATTTAATTTCTGATAAGAATAGCTCTCTCAAGTAAGGCGGTATCTTCGCAGTCCCTACAAGCTGCTCCAACTTCATTTCCCTGGTTGTTCGATCAACTCTTTTACCGTCCCATCTCGGTCTTGGAAGATTTGGAGAGTGAATCTGTATTTCGCCCATGGCCTCATAATCCGTTTTTCTTCCTAGCATGTCATTAACGCCAATCATTTCGGCTACTGACTCGGGTCTTCCCTGAGCAATTCCCATTGAGCGTTTAAGCTTTGCCATCTTTTCAAAATTAAAAGTCCCGTCTGGATTGCAGGCTTGCCAGTCTTCTATAAAACCAGTTCTGCGATTCTCAATAGACCTCTCGCTCTTCCACTTTTCAGCTTCACGAGTGTCTTTAAACTCGTAATAAACAAATTCTTTCCCAATATGAAAATGGGCTTTATTACCCACAACTTTCCAACACTCATCTTCTGGAATATGATTGATAGCTCGTTCTTGTCGTTTCATCTTTTTTCTTCTCCTTTTCGAATATTTCTTGAATTATGCTGTACTTAACCGGTTTGTCTTTAACGTATTTGTTCACTTCAAATGGCAATACGTAATATATATCTTTTGGTTGATGAAATCTGTGCTTTGCAATTTTTACAAAGGTAATTTTTTTATCCTCTTTAGTTTTAGTTTGAAGAGTAAAGAAATAGTCGCTTTTTGAGTAATATTGGGCCGATCCTCGAACGTCTTCCCCTTGAAACTGAAAGCTTTGTTCGGTTTTTACGCTTTTGTTTGTATGAGCAATAAACATTAAGGCAATTTGGTTTAAAAAAAGGTTTTTCTTAAGTCTGTCTAATAGTACGGCCACTTGGTTCGGCATAACCGTATCTCCTAAAATCCCTCCTGTAGTTATGTTATCCCAAAACAAAGCCTTTATATCGTTCTCAATAGCAAAAGAGATAATCGCATCTAATTGCTCTTCCTTGGTATCATACATAGAAACAATCTTAGACTCGGAGGCGTACCTAAGGTTTTCCCAACAAACCGGCTCTCCTTGCCGCTCAAACCCAGACGAGTATTCTATGTCCGTTTCTTCGGATAGGATAACCCCCACTTTTTTAATCTCTGAAGTGTCAGCAATGATCGATCTGAGCAAAGTTGACTTGCCCATCGAACTTGGGGCCAGAAGTCCATGAATACAACCCGGTCTAAGGCCGTTAATAGCCTGTAGGAAGCGATATCTTGACCCAAAATGCATTACCCTACCGGCTTGCTCGTGTAATCGAATCTCGGCCAAATCAGGCGGTAATTCAAACATCGGACAAACCTCCGCGTTGGTTGCGTAGCGCCTCTTGCTCTGCTTCGTCGTCGGCATTTATTTGTGCCATCCAGTCGTCCACTGTTTTCTCCTTGCTATCTTCCTTGCTTTTATTAATTAGAAAATTTCTTATCGAATCCTTTTCGTTGATAAAATAATACGTGAGATATCTATCCCATTTTTTATCAGGATCTTGATTTACTAAAAACTTCAACCATGCGTCTTCTGCGACTTCCCGCACAATGTTTTCAGGGTAGTTAAATCTTGTGGTGAGCGTTAGCATTAATGGGTGCGGTATGTCACCTGTTTCGATAATGCTAGGTGGCGAGGAAGAAATCTCTTTCTCTCTTTCTTTCTCTTTCTCTTTATCTTTATCTTTCTCTTGATAGGAAGGTCGTTGCTTGGTTTCTGCGACGTCTTTTTTCTGATATCTCTTCTTTAATTCCGCCATCTTGGGAGCACTGATTATAATATTATAATTCGTTTTATTTTTTTGAAACTGGTTTGAAACTACTTTGAAACTACTTTGGAGTTGGTTTGAAACTGGTTTGAAACTAACTTGAAACAGATTTAATTCAGACATTAAGTTAAGAATAAACTCAGTCTTATTTTCTTTTAAGTGTAATTTTTGTTGAATTTGCTTCGCGCTAAAACTAAAAACTGGTTCAGAAACTTCATCCCAGTTCGACGCACAAAGTTCCAATATTTTGAAATATGCTGCATATCCTGCCAAGCCAGCTACATCTTCAAGTTTTGCTATTTTACTGTCCTCTGATGCATTTGATTGATGCTTAAACCACTTCATTTTGACCTTCTTCTATCCTCTTTTTATAA